TCCTCTGTCTTGAAGTCAGACGCTTTTATCTCAAATGAGTTGTCGCCTACCTCAATATAAAACGAGCTTTCAAAATCGCCCTCGTCCCTCAATGTTACACGGTTTGTTGGTTGCCCCTTTAACTCTTTTATCTGTATCGTAACCGGACTATAAGGTTGATAATCTGCAATGGAAACGCCCAACGCATTCTCACCGCTTTCGTATAGCTGGTTTTCTGCGTTCATATCCACGATTAACGCTTCGTTCTCTAACACTATATCAGAAAGCAAAGCACCGCTTTCTAATTGCTCGTTAAATGATTTGATACGCTCTGAAAGCTGATTAATTACGCTCATACACTCTACACCGTTCTATACCTTACACCGTGGTTGTTACAAGTTAGGCAAATTCTGTCTATCCCTTGCGTGCTTATCCTCAAAGCTGCATACGCTTGTTTTAACTCATAGCCTAAGCCGCCCGGGCGTACTCCGTTCGTATTGCCGTCCAACTCGTACAGAATTTCCATACGGCTAACATTTGTTTGATTTCTGTTTACTCTCGCTTCGGGGTTCATTGCCATTGTACGTAACGCAATAGCGGCAACTTGACGTTGTAAGGCGGTCGCAAATATGCTTCTTTGCTCTATGATAAAATCGGTAAGGTCACAACCGACCGACACCTCAACGTTAAGACCATAATTGCAAGTACTCTCATAGATTAACGACCCGTTGTCGAATAGTTCGGGGGTCTCGCTCCATTTAGCGTCTACGACTACACGAAACGGACTAATCTGTAAATACTTTGTAAGTTCACGCCACGCCTTAACGCTGCCTATGTTGCAAGTGCCGCACGGTTCACGGCTCCAATCTTTCGACACGTTAATAGCTTCCATTCCCAAAGGTAGGGCGTTTTGGTCGTAACCTATGAACCAAGACCCGCCGGCGTTTGTACGTCCTCCCATATATGGCAAATACCAATCGTTTACGCTAACCCATGTAAACGCCCCGTTGTCTTGTGTTATCTCAACATCTTTGTATGCAATAGGCTCATAACGTGAACTATGGAACAAATAAAGCCTAATTGTACCGGTTGCGCCTGCTACCTGCAAACCTATACGTTCAATCTTTGCCGTTACACCCATAGAACGCACGGGCGTTATCTCCATGCCAACGAATGACTTTTTATTGTCTATTACGTTACGAATACGACCGGCACCGTCAAAAAATGTAACTCTATCAAGTAGCGGGCGTGTTTCCTCCCCTATTACCTTTGTTTGCATAAAGGTTTGTAATAGCTTTCTGATACCGCTTCTTGTGAGTGTCTGTAAGTAGTCGTTAACTATGTCATAGCCTGCCCACGGCTTATCCTCTGGGTTTGCTCCATAGTCTTGCATATAATAATCATCGTTAAAGTCGCTTACATTGCTATCGGGTTCTAACCCTCTAACCTCCTTTAACGCAACATAGACACGCCCGGCGTGCCTTACCTTTTGCCCCCTCGTGTACGTTCTGAACTCTGTATATTCGGGGTACTTGTATAAAAAATCTTCGGGTATAATTGCCCGTATGTTTTCAAGCGTCAAAAGCGGATGTGCATCTTGATACATTAAGCCGCTTTCACTCTCTGTTAAATCCTTGTTGATTGCCTTTGCCGGGTTGTAGTCTTGTTCCCAACCAACCAAGTGCAAAAGGCTATCTTCTATTTGCGTTAATCTGTACATCTGCGTTAAAATGAAAAAAGGGGGTAGGGGAAACCCCCGCCCCCAAAATTAAAGATATGAAAAGCACTACACCGCCTTTGTTGAAACTGGGTTTGCTGCCGTGTTGGTAATTACAACCGGGTTGGCTGTTGGAACATCGCCGACAGGGTTTGCAATGCTAAACTTGATGATTGGGTTTGCGATTGTTGCCGGTGCGCTGTTGTAAGCCACCAAGAAGCAAACATCAACACTGAACCCGTAGAACTCCTTAACGCCACAAGTCAAGTCAGCGGTTGCCGCTCCTACGATTGCGCTCTGGTCGCCTACCTCTGTGTAGAAGTGTGCGCCCACTGGTAAGTCAAGCATTGGCAAACGTACCACGTCCCACTCGTGCGAGTTTGCAGACGCACGGCGCAACGCTTCACGGTCTACACGTGTAACTACTGCACAGTTGCCGTCCTCAACAACAAAGCCGGTCGCAAACTTGCCGGTTTCGTTCGCTACTGAGTTTGTATAATGCAAAATCTTGCCCTCGTACTCCAAGCGGCGGTTCTGCTCGTTATACACGCCCATTTGTGCCAACTGTCGCACGTGTGCGTCAACACCACTGTTACCGATTACGTGCAACTCTCTATAATACTTGTTTGCTCGCATCATTGGTGCGCTATCGCCCAAAATGCTATTACGCATCAACCAAGGCACGTTCACTACGTTGCCGGTCTGTGTGTAATAGAGTAAGTTCTGAAATACCTGCGTCTTGTTTGCTTCCAAAGCTGCAACGGCATAAGAATCCAACTTTTCAAGCAACGCACGTGTAATGTTAGCCATTTTGCGGTTAAAATCACGCTCGTAACCGATTTCGTTGTTCATGTATGCAGCCGGCACCATTGTAAAGCCTACGGCAAGCGTTGCCCATGTCAAAGTATATAACTTTGATGTGTTCTCGTTATCAGCGATAACACAACTTCTTTGGTTTGCTACTGTTACATTGCCGTTGTAATCAAGCACCGGCACCTTTACATCGTTGCCCATGCTCTGAAACGCTCTGTCTCGTAATTCGGGTGAAATAATTGAGGTCGGGGCGTCTGTCTGTGTGATAAAGAAGTCGATTGCTCCATACTCACCCATTCGTACCATATTGCGGTCGAAATTAGGGTCACTGATACGCCAATCCTGCACTCGTGTTGCTACTAATGACATAATTTAATTTGTTTTGATATGTTACTAATTAGGGCTAACCCTCTGCCCAGTTAAGTCTTATTGAAGCGGTAGGTCTTTGTACCCCTCATTTGATTTATAAATCTCTTGCAAAGCTGTGTCAAACTCGTTTGAACCGATTGTTTTGCCTTGCTGTAATAGCGTTTGTGTCGCTATCTCTGTGAACTCCTTTCGGGTGCGTGCTGCTGATAAATCAACTACTACACCACCGCTACCACCTGCAGGCGGTGCTTGCGTGCCTGCTCCGGGTGCTGCCTTGCCTGCCAATACGCCCAACGTGTCAAGTTCACGCTCTACCAATTCACGTGCCGTAAATGGTTGTAAGTTGGTAGCGGCGTTTCTCATAATAGAGTTGTCAGCGTTACGGAAAGACAAAATCTTGCCGCCCTTGCCGTCGTCCTCGTATGTTGGGTTAAACGCCTTGACTTTCTCGACTGCCTGCTCCAAAAGCAACTTCGTAACGCTTTCGGGCAAATCGGTTTTGAACTTGATACCATTAATTGAGTTCTTAATCTCATTGTCAACACGGACACCAAAGATTTGTTTTTCGTACTCCTCTTTTTGTTTCTCGCTTTGACGTTTAAGGCTTGCAAACTCTTTTTGCACGTTCTCCAAGTCTGCCTTTGCTTGTGCGAGTTGCTTTTGTGCTTCCTCACCGCCTGCACCCTTTGCGACCAAACCCTCCAAGCGTGTTTTCTCTGCTTTCAGCGTTGCGATTTCCTCGGTGTACTTACTTGCTCCGTCTGCTTTCTGCTTCAACTCTGTTGCGGCACGCTTCAAGAAGTTGTAAGTCTTTTCGTCTCCGTCACGCTTCACGCCGGTTACGCTTGTGATTGTTTCGTCCATTGTGCGGTAAACCTCGCCAATTCTACGACCTATAACGTCATTCTCATTGTTTTGGCTCATCTGCACAATAGCCGCAATCTGTTGGTCGTTCAATCCGGATAACTCCGCATTACCTCTTAATGTTTCGCTCGTTAATGCCATATAACTAACCCTTTGTTATTTGTTTTTAATTCGGTTTATTGTTTGTTACTTTGCGCCCTTTTTGGGTGCTGCTTCCTCGCTTGGTGTTGCTACTGCTGCACCGCCTGCACTCTGTGCGTTCTGTGCCTTGAGGGCGTTTGCAACGGCTTCCTCAATGGCTGCCTGCTGCTTCTCCTCGAACTCTTTGCGTTGCTTCTCCAATGCTGCTTCAATAGCCGCCTGCTGTGCTTCTGCTGCATACTGTGCGCCCTGCTGTTCTCTTTCCTCTGCTTCCTTTGCCTGCTCTGCAAGCCAATTAGTAGGGTCGTGAACTACACGCACGTCATAGCCTAAACGCTTGAGGTTTGGGAAAGCTGTCTCAAAAGCGTTAACGCCAAATTTCTGTACACGTGGCACAGAAGTGCGTTCGCCGGTCTTTCTGTCAAACTCTTTAACCTCTAATACAACGTGAAAGATACCCTCTTCCCCTTGCGGTACTTTGTAGTTATCCGCTGTTACGCTGTCTAATGGATGTGTCTGTTCCATACTCTGATAATTTGTTGTTAATAATTTCTATTTTCTTGTTAAACTCGATTGCGTTGCCAAAATCTAATAAATTAGTATTTTCACGTTCAAACCTGCGGACAAAGTTAGAAAAATTTAGCTTTACCACCAAATCCCTATCAGATATTATTCCTTTTTCGTGGTACGTTTGCACCTCTGCAAGGGTTAAATGTGGGTACGGCTCTAATTCTCTAAGTATTAACATACGTTGCAACTCTGCCGGGTTATTGCGGTACTCCGTTTCAAGTATCTGCGTTTGCATTGCGTCAAGTTCTGCATCGCTTGCCCCGCTGTCCTTTGCTTCCTTGTACCGCTTTCGCAAATCATTTACACTTAAATTATAAAATTCTGTGCCATAACTTACGCTTGCCCCTAAAAAGCCTTTGCCATAACGCAAACGGCAAATAGTTGAGTCGACCCACTTTTGCGCTTCCTCAAAGCCTTTCTTAATTGTGTTTAAGATTGTTGTTTGGCTCTCAAAGTTTGCGTTTACTTGCGCTTCGTTGAGTGCTTGCGTATTGATTAAACCCTCGCTATCTGTACCGACACACGCTTGTATGATTTCAGTCTCTAACCGCTTTGTTTCCTCTGTGTTGTAATCCAAAGACGAGCGGTCTACGGTTAACATCTGAACCGGGTTGCGTAAATCGGGTTGTTCCTCTCCGCCTGCATTCGTGCCGGGTATAGGTATCTCCACAAACGAACCAACGCCCGCAATACGTTTGTCGCCACATTTCGGGCAACGCATCAACAAGCCGTTCGCATCGTACATGTAGTTGTTTTGTTTGTCTTTGAGAAAACCACCGTCACAATATTCGCCGGTCTCGTCATTGTGGAAATCGCACTCCATTTCATAGCCGCTATAAATTGGGTACGCACCGTATAAATCGAGATTGCGCTTTGACAAGTGAAAGAACAAAAACCAATCCAACGCTTCCAACTCAATCGACAAAGGACTTTTTTTTATGTCGGGCGTGTTGATACTCAACGGCTCGTTCCAAAAGAAACGGGCGGGCGTGTAACCTAAGTTGTGCGCTACCTCTACGATAGGCATACCCTCAATAACACCGCCTTTCGTCTGATACACCCTATAAAACGCATCATCAATCACGGCAACTTTATCCCCCGGCTGCTTGAATGCTATAAACTCCATTTGCCCGGTCGTTGGGTTTGCTTCGTAACTGATAATGTTATCAACTGTCAACCAATAGAAGTAAGGACGGGCGTATGTATCGCTTTCGCTTGGTTCTGTTGGCATATCAACAACCAACACCGAGTTAATTTCAGTTTTGAAGTACTCCCAACCTTTGGTCGCCCAAATTTTAGGCTCGTTCAAAACGTCTTTGCGATAGCTTTCCCAATCCTCTCGCTCTGCTTGGTTTACAAATTGGTAATTATAGGCTGCGTTGCGTCCGTCAAATACACGGCTTAACTTATCGAAAATCGTTCCCGCCGTCCGATTGGTACGGACGGGGAAACGAAACATAAGTTTGAACATACGAAACTTATCAGCGGGCAACAACTTGCCAACCATTGAAAGGAAATCCGTCAAAGGTTGGTTAAGCGTTGGTACAACCTGCGTACAGGCGTGGAACTTAATTCTGTCCTGCTGTACCCTCGCTTTCGCTAACGTCTGCCGGTTCTTTGGCTTCGTTATCGCTTCCTTGATTTGCTCGTATGTTAATATCATAACCGTTAAACTCGTATTTACTTGTTTGTGGAATAAACCACCCGCCGTTATTCTGCATTCTCAAAAGGCGTTCTGCGTGGCTTATCTCGAAATCCTCTGTTACGCCTAAACTATCGTTTTGAAGCGTAACAAGCGTTGTTTTTCCACTCATACGCTACGCATTCTTTAAGTCTGTAAGCGGGTTGTAATCATCGGGGGTAATGATTGCAAAATCATCGCTCCAGTTAGGCAAGAACGACCAGTTAACACTGTTGTTGTCTGGGTTCTCAAAGCCACCCAAACCCTTATCGCCTATGAATAGGTTACGAATAGGAATAGGGCGCACGTTGCCGGCTTCGTCTTTCAACGCTCCAATCGCTCCGTCCTCGTTAACGAGATATACACCCAAGTTGAACACGTCTGCTTCACAAGACAAATATTTCATAGCCTTGATTTGCGCCTGTGGTGCGTTACGGATAACAGAAGTGAAAGCGGTTGGTTCTCTACCGATTGTTATCTCGATACCTCCTAAAGTGTCGTTACCACCTCCAAAGGTGCGAGCCTTGCCCGGTTCTGCTGACGGTGCTTGCAAGTAAGGCGAAACAACCAACTTTGTGCTGTCTGCTGCTGCAAGCAAAGGCGTAACGCTTGCAAGTTTGGTAATAGGCTTTGTGCTATTAAAGCCGTTAAGGCTGCCGTCGTCTTTGCGCAAACGCTGAAAGATTACTTTTTGTAACTGTCCGAAACCCTCTGAACAATTAGCCGCCGGGATTGTTTTAAGTGCTGCTAAACCCGGACACTGACAAAATCTTGACATCTGATAAAAGTTTAATTAATATTAATTGAATAACACATTACGCTAACCCATTGCGTAACGTGCGACAAATATACTTATTTTTTTTATGTGCGAAAAGCATTTGAGAGATTATTTGCGTTATTTGACTTAAATGTTGCGTCTAACGGCTTATATTTCGTTTTCCTTATAGTTTTACACCTCAACAAAGACAAAGCCGTGTCGGGCGTGAAAATAAGCCGTGTTATATTCTGTTAGTTCCTACGCCTTACCCCTCGGTGCTGCCTGCCGTATGGTTGTATGCTCTTTGTCGCAATCTCTTTCTCATACACACCCGTCAAACCGTCCTCTATATCATCGTGCTTGTTTGCGCTGAAATTACGCAAAAAGTCTGCAAGATGTTCGTATATGTGTGGGTATCTCGTTTCCCACCCATAAGGCATTATAATACATTGGTTAACCATTGCAGAGGAGGTAATTATGCGGCTTTCCTTGTTGCTGCTCTGATGAAATGGAAACGTTACCGCCTTAACCTTGCTTTTGATTATCTT